TTGACCGGCAAATCTATGACCAACAGGCCAGACTTTACCTTGGTCTGCCCAGTAGTTATTTGTAACTTCTTTGAATTCAATCTTACTAGTAGTACGCAAATCTTCAAGTTCGGCAATATCAATGTCCATGTCGGACAATATGCTAAGACATTTTTCTAACTGACTTAGATAGCCATTCCCACCAAGGCCGAACATACTGACTTTACCGTCCCAACGACCAAGTTTGTAGGCTGGGCGATACCTTGCTGTAGGGTCTTCATACTTAAATGTGTTGGCTAATTTCTTTCGTGCATCTAAACTCAAGTTTTCAAACTTGATATTAACTTCGTCACGAATCACTAATTTTACCGCCATGGATTACCTATCTTTTGATCTTGCATTGCAGATTCGTCTGCCCATTCAATTATACAATCACAGCAGTTACTATACACCGCAGTTTTACCATGACGCATACCCATACGATTATCTAGGGTAATTACACTCATAGGCTTCCATGGATTAGTTAAGAAAAATTTAGGAATTTTTCCACTTAAAACCCCGGCAACTTGCAAATTTTCATCCATTTTTTGATTGTACTGCTTGTCTGCTAACAGTGTATTAAACTTACGCCCAGAGTCGTCATTGGGCAGTCTAAAATAAATTCCTACACCATCAGTTACATTATTATTATCAAGTGCAGTCGATAGTAGTTCTAAATATTCACAATGCTTACTATTTGCTAGGTCATTGAATACAATAAGAATCGGTGCTCTACGCAAGGATAATACACTTGATATTATGTCAGTTAACGAGTGTTGGGCCTTGTCAACCCATACCCGATTTTTTGATCTGTTGGCAATTACTTCGATCAATGACTCGCCATGATTTTTTGCATTTTCAGTAAAATACTGATAACGCATACTTCGGTCATTAATGATATTTTGATCAATTGTAGTTTCAACACCTAGGTCGGCGGTAATAGCTTTGATAAAATTCTTATGTTCGATACGTGTAAGTAAAAACTGGTCTTTAATTTCTTGCTCGTTCCAAGACTTTATAGTTTCGTAATGATTCTTAATTGTTTCACTAGTTTCAAATCCCAATGGTGTAAGCGCATCCACTAACGTCACTAAATTGACTTCAGTTAGGTCAGCAGTATATTTTTTTCCAGGTGTTACATTGACTAAATTTTCACATTTTTTTGTTATTTCTTGTAAAATTTTACGGAACTGTGAACTGTACGTGAATTCAATTACTAAGACTAAATCGCCGTCGGCATTGTTGTCGATAAACAATTTTTTTACTTGTTCTATTTGTCTAAACTTCCTAGACCAATTTGGACTAGACAAACTGTCCACAAGTTCTTCGGAAAAAACTGTTATTTTTTTGGCATTTTCACGTAGAATTTTAATCAATAGCCTTGACTGATTTTCTGTTATGAAAAAATTACTACCAATAGAGGATGCCAGACTGCGTAGTACTCTAGCATCTTTGGTACTGATTAATTCTTCAATTGTGGGCGAAGAATTGTTTACAATTTTTATTAGTAGATCATCAACTGTTATCATATAGTAAGTATAAACTAACTTTCTTCAAAGGTCAACCTCTTAGAAAAAAATAGGCCTCAATATTATTTAAGGCCTACGGTCTCGAGATTGGGCGAATTGATCAAATACTAGCGTCTTCCATCCCAGCAATACGCAATTTTACAATATTAGTAATTTGCCATTGTTTTTGGTCTAGTCCTTTAGTAATACCTAACCATTTGTTTCTAAGTAGCGCAAATTCATTAATGATTTTTTCAAAGTCAATAACATCTGCTTCGCCTTCGACAAACTTTTCACAATCTCTACTGCTTAGAGCACGTTGATAGCTTTCTAAGTATTTTCGAAAATGACTACTTTTTAGTCGACGCAATTCAATATTAAGGTATTCTAATATTGCTTCAATTTCTTGTAGTTGCCCAAATCGATGTTCAACAACTCCAGGCAATGCCGCACTGGCTTTTTCTACATTGCCGTAGAGTTTAACCTCTTTTCGAGCCTCTACTAGTTCTGCTTCAAAATACAGCACAGCATCTGGAATGTTGCTAATGTCTTTGGCAATATCAGAATACCAACCCATTACTAATCCTCTTCTTCTTCGTTATAGTCGTCGTCGATTTCGTCGTCGTCACTTTCCTCGTCGAGGTAGTACTCGATTGCACTGTCTAATGCACCGTCAATTCCGGTAGCACCATTCAATATACGATCAGTAACTCCAAAGTCTGCTAATAGTTCTACATACCGCTCTGCTACACTATCAATAACTTTTTTGTCAATATAATCTGCGAACAGCAACCAGACGTCGCCTATTTGAGTTTCATTCAACATTCTCTTCAGTCTCCTCGGGAATAGTAGTTGTTAAAGGTTTAATGTGATAATTGTTCATTACCATATCTAATTTATCATCTTTCCATTCTTTTCGGTAGAATTTGAATTCCTCACCAGTAGTAGGATCAACATACTTGAGTCTGTTGCCTTCTTGTTTTAGTATGCCTTGTTTCTCAAGCATATCAACCATACCGCTATAGGGATTCATACCTGTTTCATATGGAATCTTAATCTGTACAGTTTCAAAAGGCTTACTATAACGAGTCTTCATAATCTTACATGAAGCACGAATACCCATTACATCTGATACCTTGTTGCCATCCTCATCCTCCTTGAGTTTGAGTTTTTTCATAGCAACAACAATACTAGAAGCATATACAAATCCTTGCCCGCCAGAGATCTTGTCATCTGGATCAAACATATCCTGACTTGCGTATGTGTGGTTAGTACATACCATTCCGACATTATAGGATCCAAACATATTAACACAATTACGCACTAGAGCTGTAAGTGCTTTAGGTTTACGACCCATGTCGCCCTTTAGATCTCCCGCTTCAAACTGATTGATATCGGTAGGGGTAAGCAACATACCCAATGAGTCTATGACAAATAAGACCTTAGGACGTTCTGCCATTTCTTTGTACTCTTTCATGAATTCGTGGATAGTTTTAGCCACATCGTCAATCATAGCCATATTGAGCTTGAGTAGTTTATCTTCGCTAGTGTCTACACCTAATGCGTGTAACCAGCTTTCGTCAAGTGCATTTTCGCTATCAATCAAGATAACATAAATGCCTTGTGCTTGGGCGTTGCGTACTAGGTTACCGGAGCAGATAAACGATTTCCCTGCACCAGATTCGCCTGCAAATACAGTAACTTTACCTAAGGGGATTCCTTTGTGGAAGTCACCACTGATTAAGTAGTTAAGTGTATAGTTGCCTGTACTAACCCAATCGGTAGGATCGTTAAATCCTACGCCAAGTCCGTCGATAGACTTGGTCAAAGTTTTTCTAAACTTTGATAAATCAAAGGCCTTTGTAGCCATAAATTAATTCTCCTAAATATTGTAGGGGACCGAAGTCCCCTTGCTTATTACTTCTGACGATTGCGAATCATTGCCAAGATGTCTTGAGCACGTGAATCACCACCTGCGGTGGCTTCAGCTTTTGGTGCTGGAGCAGGCGTAGCTTTTGCTACCGGTGCTGGTTCGTCATCACTATCATCGTGTGCTACTGGAGCACTTGCTTTGGGAGTTGACTTGTTAGGATCGCCTGTATTTTGTGACATACCGGCTGGTTTGAAATATTGTCCCCAACGTTCCATGTCGTATGGTTCGCCGTCAACTGATGCTTCAAACATTTCCTTCATAACTTTCAGCTCTACTTCAGTTGGCTTCTTAGGTAAGAAGTCTGATAAGTTGTATAAGCCATGTTGTTTGATGGCCGCTTGTTCACTATCGCTTAGTGGACGCTCACGACGTGCCCAACTACTTGTTGAGTAGTCAGCATAACCGCCTTTGCTACCTTTCTTCATACGATAGTCTAGACCATGCACATAGTCAGTTGGCAAATCTTCCAATTCTGGATCGACCAAGGCCGCACGAATACTTGTAAAGATTTGAGGTCCGATAATGAAACGACGGATTGGATTTTCTGGTTGCTCTTCTGACTTTTCACCAAGTCCGTCTTCAGTAACGAAACCTTGGAAAATGTAAGAACGCTTTTTCCAGTACTTACGACCCATGTCTTCTAATGCTGGGTCCTTAAACCATCCACGCACTTCTGCCAAGATTGGGCAAGTGTCGCCATACATTTCTACGCATGGTACTTGTACTGTGATTGGTTTGCTTTCTGATTCACCCTTGATGCCAGCGAATGGCAATTTGATCATTGCACGTTCAACCCAGAAAAATGTGTTGTCAGTGTTACCATCGGGTAAGAAACGAAGAACGGATTCACCGCCTTCTTTTAGATTCCAGAACGGATAAATCGACTTGTCGCCGCCTGTTCTGTTATTGTCTGATCCTTTTGATTCGGATGCCTTAAGTTTTGCTCTAATTTCTGCTAAAGTTGCCATAATAGTTCTCCTTTAATATGCCTTTATGTGCTTTAATTTGCCTAATATTTGAATAAGATATACTTAAACAAAAAGCGCATACATGTTATTGTATACGCTTTTATTTAGCAGAGCAAGATAAATCTTGCTCTAAATGTGAGTTGTTTACTCGATTATCTACGAGCCAAATCTACAATTCTAGCCAAACTTTCTACATCATTACTAAATGTGACTGATGTTTCCCCCATTGGGTTTGCGACAGTATAGTCCGGATTAACTGGAGGTGCTGTTTCTTTTACAGCAGCCATTGCGGCTTGACTTGCAGGACCCCATGCTCCGTCTGGTTTAACTTTTAATTCAGTTTGTTTCTTAATAACTGCCGCTTTGGTTGCGGCATCAAACACCCCGGTTTCTGGAATGCCTAACTGTTTTTGTAACGCATTAACTTCTGGACCTTTACTACCTGCACCAAGTACTCCTTTTGCCCATGCTTTTGGAGGAACTTTTGCGGCTTGATTAGGTGTCGGTCCAGGAGCTGCCTTAATCGCGGCATTTTTAACATCGCTGTACTGCTTCATCAATGCCATAATTGCTGGATCTTCGCTATCACCGTATGACTGGGCTAGTTTATCTAACTCTGCTGATTCTTCTGGAGAAAGTGCTTCGTTGACTTGTGTTGACTCTAATAATCTTAATTTTTCTAAGAAATATGATGTACTTTCTTTTACTTGATTTGCAGGATTCTCTAATCCGCCTGTTGGAATTGCAGTTGCCGCGTTGATGGTACCTACTGGATTCTTTGCGGCATCACCTGCTAGAACTTTTGCACTTTGAGCGGCATCAGGACCTGCCGCTTTAGCTAATAGTTCTTTAAATCTAGCAAGGCTTGCATCAACTTGTGTATTTGCCGCAGTGCTAGCTTGTGCTACTTGCGTAGCTTGATTAGCAGTGCCGTCTGGGTTAGCATCAGAAGCGCCGCCGCCAAACAACCCACCAAACTCGCCTTGAGCCATTCTACCAACAATGATATTATCAGTTGGATCAGCCATGCCAATTTTCTTTTGTACCTGTGGACTTAGTTTAGCCCAAGCCGCTGCCTTAGCAGGATCTTTACCTTCCCAAGGATTTGCGCCAGGTACTGGAGCAGCCGCTGGTGCAGGTTTACCGGCTTGCACAGAAGTGCCGTTACCGCTAGTAACAGAAGTGCCGTCACCGCTAACTACTGCGGCATCGGACAAATAAGCTCTTAAGCCGCGAGCTTGTTCGATGAGTTGTGATTCTGTAATTTTTTTCATATTAATTTCCAAAGTTAATTTTGCCCATGATGTTCTTCATCATGTCAGCTGGATTCATTTGTCCACCGGGGAACTGAACGTTTTGATTAGGCGCTTGCCCTTGAGCTTTGCTCATCATACCTTTCATCATATTGCCAATTTGCCCTTGCATTGCCTGTGGATTGCTGGGATCAATCTCTTGATCGCCAAATTTAAGTTTCATGTTTTTAAATTGATTCATAGCATCATCATAACTAGCTGGTTTGCCGTTGACAGTACCGGAACTTGTATTTGATTGTGTAATCTTAGCATCTGGATGAGTTTTTGCAAAACTAGCTAACATTTGATTAATGTCAGTTCCTTGATGCTTATCCATAAATTGTTTCATCATTCCAGAAAAATCATCTTCCTCTGGAGTTTCATC